AGAATGTGTGGTGTGAGTGAAGGTGGGGGGGAGGGCGCCCATGCTGGAATTATTTAATATATATACCCATCCCCAAATTTTTTAGAATATTATACTTTATGTATCACAAATCCAAATAAACGTTTCGTACCAAAGTAATCAAAATACTTGACTTTTATTCTTGACTATGCTATAATAGCAAAAGGAAGTCAGGAACTGACTGACGATATCCGTAAGGATATTACAATTCAATACACGAAAGAGCTTTCGGGAATACTCTTTAAATAAGTCCGTAAAACGCCAAGGTGGTGATAGGGTTGTGAAGACAATCTGTGTAGAGCCTTGGCAGTAAGTTTGTTTAAGGCTCAAATGCGAAAGATGGGAAAATAGAGTCCGACCCCCTACCCATCCATCTAATTTGCGCCGTAGACAGATAAACAACATCTGGTTGGCATTGGAGACCTAACTATGTTGTAAGTGTATTGATATATAGTTGAACTAGAAGTATTAGTTGTTGAACAAGATATATAGTTGTTTAACTCTCTTATCTATACTTTCTATACAACATAAAGCTCGCCCAAAGGTATTTAGGGGGAGGGGTCGGGTTATACCTTAATGTTGACATTTGTATAACAATGTGATATAATACTTTTAAATGAAAGAAAAAGCAAAGGTAAGAAAGAATGGAGGTGATAGGAATAAGGATAATGTATATCCTGTATTGACTAAGGAGCAAGAGGTTAAGATATTCAAGAGTCTTGCCCATATGACTTACAAACAAGCGGCAATGGAGAATGGGCTCCACCTACTCTCTCCTAATGCTGATAATGCGAGGATTACTTCAATGATATCCCATATTGTTAGGAAGATAGTTAAGTCTCCTGATTTATGGGGGTTGACTCAAGATACGGTAGATGTGATTAAGGAAGCATTGGATAGTCGTTCTATTTTGAAGAATCCTAAGATTAGGTCTGATATAGCTATCCAGGAAGAGTCGTTTAGAGATAAGTTAGATACAATGAGAGATACTGTGGCTGAGATTATAACTAAGAAGCTAAAGAAGTATAATAAGGGTAGTGGTCATGAAGATGCAAGTATACGAGACTTGAAGGACTTACTGTCTATGGCTATAGATAAGGGAAGGTTGTTGAGAGGTGAGAGTACTGAGAACCTTGTTAAGATGAGTAGGTTGGATACAGATTCTATGAGTCCACAAGATGCTATGAGTGTTATCTTGAAAGCAAGAGAAGCATTGATTGACTCAAAGAAGTAATATAGTTGACAATTTGTTATTATTGTGTTACAATAGGTAAATGATTGTCCCCCCAGAACAAGAAGAAAGTGAGAATGAAAGGAGAACGAAGTTACTCGAACAATACCTCTATTCGCCAGAATACCAAGAGAAGTTAAAAGATAGACTAAAGATAAATGAGATTGGCGGTAGAAGTCCTGAAGCTCGTAAGAATATATTCTATCTCTGTCAGAGACCAGATGACCCAGCTGAGGGTTGTATATTCTTTATTGAGAACTTTGGTTGGACTGCTAGTACAAAGATGCATATAAAGAATCTTCCTTTTATATTGTTTGAATTTCAGAAGAGGGCTATACGAGAGGTAGTCCATCATATAGAGAAAGGAAAAGATTTGTTTATTGAGAAGTCTCGTGATATGGGAGTTAGTTGGATAGTGTTTTGTTATATCTCATTATGGTACTGGTTGTTTAAGGAAGGAAGTAATGGGTTGGTTGGTTCATATAAGGAAAAGGAAGTTGACAATAGAACAATCGACTCTTTGTTTGGTAAGTTAGACTATGCTATATTTAATCTTCCTAACTGGATGGTTCCAGGTAGTTTCAATGCAAAGAAGCATAGAACAAAGCTACGGTTGATGAATCCTGAGAATGGTAACGTTATCACAGGAGATACAATGAATCCTCAGTTTGCTCGTGGTTCACGTAAAACATATGTAATGTTTGACGAGTTGGCTTTCTGGGATTACGCCAAGGATGCGTGGGAGGCAGCTGGCGAATCTACTAATTGCCGCATAGCAAACTCTACTCCTAATGGTTTTGACTTCTATGCTATGTTGAGGGAGTCGGGAATAGATGTACTTACTCTCCACTGGAGAGAACACCCACTCAAGGATGATGGGTGGTACAGCTATGAGTGTAGGCGTAAGACTGAGGAGGAAGTAGCTCAAGAGCTTGATATATCTTATACCAAGTCAAAGGTTGGTCGTGTATATCCTGAGTGGAATGAAACAAATGTACTTGTTGGTAAGTATGAGTATGATGAGAACTTACCTTTGTATGTGGGGTGGGACTTTGGAAGAACTGATGATACTGCTATTATATGGTGTCAACCTTCAAGAGATGGATTACGTATTATTGATACGTATAGAAACACAGGAAAGAATATTGATTTCTATATCCCATTAGTTACTGGAATGATAGATGGTGATAACTTGTATACATACAAACCAGAGGATATGGATATCATATCAACTCATAACAGGTGGAAGAAGGCAACCCACTTCGGTGACCCAGCAGGAAGATTCCAAAACCAGATAAGTGATGAGACTGTGTTCTCTGTACTTAAGAGAAGTGGAATCGTAGTAAACTTTAGAGATAGTTGGAAAGAGTTTAAGATTCGCAAACATGAAACTAAATTACTTATAATGAATAGGATTCTGGTAAATGATAATCCAAGGACAAGATACTTCAACACTTGTATCATCCAGTCTAATTATCCAATGGTGAAGGTAAACGGAGTTGGTGAAGTACGAAGTGATAAACCAAAACATGATTCATACTCCCACTATCGTTCTGCTTTGGAATATCTAGCGATAGGAATATCTGAACATAACGAAAAGGTATCCACGCCATTTGATAAGTTTAAGAAGAGAGATAAGCCTATGAGGTCATGGGGAAAGAGAAGGTCAACTGGATATTAGATATGATTAAGAGATATAAGATAGAGAAGATAGTTTTTGCAGAGAATATCACTGATGCAGAAAACATGGTTATTGGAGGGGAGACTTCTTATGTACAATTATTAGATGATATTAAGGAACCAAGTGATATGGGTTTTACTAATCAATATGAACAAGACAAACAAAGGAACAAGGTGGTTCGCAAGATTCAAAAGAGAAGCTGAGGCAATGAGTCCCCATATACGATTCAAAAGAATCAAGTACGGATTCTATCGTATCTATTGGGTCGGAGATGGTGCTGCTGCATATATAACTGAATGTAGTGAGAATATGGAGCAGTTCGGTCATGAGATAGAGGAGAAGAACTTCCAGCTGGATAGTAAGAAATACTTTGAAGAGTATGAGGATAATGCGGAGCTCATCCAGAAAATAAAGAACTTTAAGGAAGGGTACTGGGATAGTATAGACAAGTTAAAGACAAACGTCTATCTGTTTAAGAATAACAGCTCTCACAGAAAGGAACAGCAAGCGGCATACAAAGAATTTGTGATTAAGTAAGATTGTAACACTTGACATTAAATCCTAGATATGTTATAATAGTCTAATCTAATGAAAACATCTGGTTCATTTAAAAAGGGTCATAGAGTTAACTTAGGTAAAAAGGGTAGTCTTAGTGGTAACTGGAAAGGGGGTATTTCAGATAATAAAAAAGAGTATATTAAAAAATATAATGAGACCTACCACCATAAACGAAAAGAATACTCTCGAAACTTAAGAAGGGCTGTTGTGGAAGCACTAGGTGGTAAATGTGTACACTGCGGCTTTTCTGATTCAAGAGCACTTCAAATAGACCATATAAATGGCGGTGGTTCTAAGGAAAGAAAAGAAAGAAATTATAAAGGCTCTTATCATAAACACGTCATAGAAAGTTTTTTAAAGCAAGAAAACAAATACCAACTCCTTTGCGCTAATTGTAATTGGATTAAGAGAGAAGAAAACAACGAAAGAAACAACCAATAAATATGTCAAAAGAAATGGGAGAGCTATCCCAAGAAATCGAAGAGTTAAAAGAATCTCCACGTGAGGAAGAAACTTACGATGAGGAAACTTGGCAACCAACTGATAGGGAGAAATCTGTAATCTCACATAACCGTGAGTTATTTAAAGTCTCTGCAGAGAATCGTGGAAAGCAGTTTGAGAACTTTGATGGCTCAACACTCATTGAGTATATCGAAGAATCATACCGAAGATATAATACCAACATTAACGTAAGAGATGATATTGAGGATTGGCAGTCTGCAGTCCATGATAAGTTTACCGCAAATAAGGTAGACGCTATTCTTGCTAAGGTTGTTTCTGTACTACCAATTGCTGAAGTTGTTGGTAGAGGAGATGAAGATATTTCTAAAGGATTGATAATGTCTAACCTCTACCAGTACTCTGAGGATGTAGATGATTATGATGATATAATGGTTTCATTCCTTCAGGAAGCTATTATTAAGGGAACTGCAATTGGATACGAAGGACAATCTACAAATGTACGAAAGGTTAGGACTGTAAAAGGTTCTGGTGATGATATAACTGTAACGGAATCAGAGATACGAGAAAACAAACTATTTGCTCAGATAGTTAAACTTGAAGACTTCTACCCAGCATCAGTTGGTATCCGTAGAGTTAAAGACCAACCAAGATGTTTCTGGCGACATGTAATGAGTGTTCAGGAATTTCAGCAAGAGTTTGGAATGTTTGCCAAATCATGTTTGGTAAAGCCTCATAAGACAACTTATGGAGATAATGAACCACGACCTTACTATCAAGACTATATTAGTTCTGATATAAGAGATGGAGATATTGAAGTCATTAGACGATACGATAGAGAGAATGACCAATACGTTATTGATGCTAATTGTGTATGGTTGAATCCAATCAATACAAAAGATGGAGTAGAAGAAGTTTCGCCACTTCCATTTAACCATAAAGAACTTCCATTCTTTGATATTAAGTACCAACAGTTTTCTTCAGACTTCTTCTATGGTAGAGGATTACCTGATAAATTGAAGTCAATGCAAGATGTGTTGGATGTTCTTACAAACATGTTACTTGACCAGTCATTCCTTACAATCTTCCCTCCAATGTTGACTAATGGGTTTGACTCAATTGAAGATGATTATCTTCGCCCTGGTCGAAGAACACCTGTTGATACTGGTGGTCTTCCTATTAACCAAGCGTTCATGAAACTTGACCTTGGTACTCCAGGTAACTGGCATCAGTTTATTCTTGATTATACAAGACGTATAATGGAAGAATCTTCAATTGATAAAGTATCTTCTGGTCAGGCTGGTGCTGGCGATAGAACAACTGCTCAAGAGATTCGAGTTGCCGCTGAAGGTGTAAGTGCTATGTTGGGTCTATTTGGTCGTTGGGTTAAGTATGGAGTTAAGCGTAAGGCATTCTTACGAACAAAAAATATTGCTCAGTTCTGGATGTCTGAAAAGTCTCCAATGGTTGAAATGATTGGTGGTGAGGGAGCAAGTAAGGATGCAAAGAAAGCATTCAATACATTCAAGATTGATTCAGCCACTCTATCAAACGGAAAGCGTGGTAGTAAGGTGATTGAGATTTATGCCAATAAATCAGATATGCCAACTGCTGGAGAGTTGAAAGTTAGAAGTGATTTGTACGAGTTGACAAACAATAGAAAGATAGAATATGTTGCTGTTTCTGCAGACTATATTCCAAACATGGATATAGATATCAAACTTGTTCCATCAAACAAGAATGATATGAATAAGGATATGGAGAAAGCTCTTGCTCTTGAAAAGGTCAGAGTATATCTTTCATTCTTCCCAGATATGGTAAACAAACAAGAACTTCTTGCTGATTTAGCAGAAAAGATGGGAGATGACCCAGCAAAGATTATTGCTGAGGGGATATTAAATCCTAAGCCTGAAAATGAAAATCCTATGACGGACAAAGGTACTCAAACACAACCCCAAGGAAATGTAGCTCAGAATGCTGTTGGTGGAATGGGTGGTGGAAGAAATGAGGTGTCTAATTTAAGTAACGAAATGTTGGGATAATAATATATGAATGAAGAATTAATTAATCCATTAGAAGACTTAATTGATGGGGATGATGAGAAGCGAATCTTTACTGAGTTATCTCAGATAGATGGACTTCAAGAATACTTGCGTGCATTGTTGGCTAAGGATATGAGACAACATTTCACATGCGAAAAGCAACACCAGGATATGGTTCGTGGAGCTTATTTTAGAACAGAGTATATTTCAAAGAAAATAAAGAAATATTCATCTCTTGACAAATAAGTAAAAGTATGGTATAGTTTGATTAATATTCGTGTAGTTTACAGGGGATGGGTTACCTTCGGGTAATGTGTCTCCTAGAAACTACACAAGTAGTTAATCGTAGAATTTGACAACTTGTAGGACTCGACCTACCAAGGGCATGAACCTTGTAAAAAAGTGTTTAATATAAAGGGGGTTGTTAAAAACTAAAAATATGGAATTTGAAAAAAATCCAGATGGAACGGATAAACTTGATGAACAAGGGAATCCTATTCCAGTAAAGGTCACGGACACGGATGAAGAAGTCGCTAAAGTTAAGGCGCAGTTGGTTGAAGAGATTAAGGAATTAAGACTCAAGAATGGAATTATGGAAGGACTGTTGAAAGACAAGAAACCAGAAGCTCCAGTACAACCAAAGGCTCCTGAAACTGACGAGGAAAAACTCGAAGCTCTCGTTGAGAAAAAACTCAAAGAGAAGGAAGCGTCAAGTGCTAAAGCTAATAAAACAGCAGCGTTTGAAAAGTTCGTTACAGAAAATAAGGAGTTCCATCCAGATAATGATTCTCTTGGTCTCAAGAGACAGGCTCTGCAAAGGAAGTTAGCCCAGTTTAATACTGATGAGCTAACCTCAGTTGAGGAATTTTATTCTGTAATAGGAGATGCTAAAAGACTCCTGGTTGGTAACGATAACCCTCCAGAAACTTTTAAGGATAAAAATCCTTATTCTAATCCAGGAAAGATTAATAGTAACCCATCAGGTAAACGAGATGAGGAATTAACTCCAAAAGAGTTGAAACTTGCTCAGACAACTGGTAAAACTAAGGAACAGATTCTAAAATTAAAAATCAAGAACCCTGAATACTTAGCACAGCTATTAGAATACGTTCGTGATTAATTAGTTAATTAATCAATAAAATAATGGCAATCATAAGAAATGGAACTCTTGCACCATGGGGCGCACCAGTTCAAATCTCTCGAATTCTAGCGAATTCAATTACCGTTACTGTAAATGACTCTGTTAAAATTGCATCAGGTTTTGCCGCTCTCGGTACAACAGGAGCTCTTGTTTTCGGTCATGTTATGGGAATAGGTACAAAGGATGGAATGGGTCTCAACACTACTGGTGTTGCTGGCGCATCTATCGGAAGTTTCGTTGGTACATTCCTTACTGCTTCTGACAATCAGACAGTAGGATTCGTTAAGGCTACTTGTGACGTTTCACAGTTTACTCTTTACTCAGCAGAGGAAGATGCAGCTATCGCAACGACAACAGGTTCAAACCTTGCAGGTTACACACAAGACTTAGCTGACGAAGACACACTCGATGAGTCTACAGCGGTTACAACTACAGGACAATACATGGGACATGGAGTCGACCCAAGTAATTCAGCTCAGGCTATCGTTAACATCTTTGAATCTCAAGTATTCGGAGTCTAATAAAATAATATGGAAAATCGACAAAAATGGACTGACTTAATTCCAGATGTAGGGCTACGAATCTCTGAGGTTTATGACCAAGGAGATGAGCTTTATACCCCTGGTATTTTCTCAGTTATCAAGGCAAGTTCATCAGACAAAGCACAAGAAAACTTTTCTGGTAAAACAGGATTCGGTAAAGTAAAACAGTTTGAAGACGGAGATGATATCCCAACAATCGAACGATTTAAGACTTACACAACTTCAGTAGTTTACAAAAACTATGGTGGAGCTGTAGAAGTTACAAAAAATCTTATCGAAGACCGAGACTTTGAAAGTGAATTGGATGAAATGAAAGACATGAGCCGAAGTGTTAACTACTCAATTGATGAGTCAGGAGCACAGCTCTTCAACGGTGGTTTCGCAACTACTCAGTCTGTTAATGGTTATGATATGTTCTGGTACAATGACTCAAAACCTCAGTACTCAACAGTTCACCCTACAACAGTAACAGGTGGTTCAACTCAGTCAAACGCAAGTTCAACTGGTATTGTTCTCTCACATGACAACCTTGAAACTGCTCGACTTGCGCTTATGCGTCAGAAGACAGACAACGGTCTCGCTATGGGTATGGCAGGTAAACTCACTCTCGTTACTTCTCTTGCTAATGAAAAACTAGCTAAAGAAATCTTCGGTTCTGATTTAACTCCACAAAATGCAAACAATGCAGTTAACGTATTCAAGGGCGCTATGGACTTAGCTTCAAGTGTATTCCTCGATACAGTTAATGGTGGTCTCAACTCTCAGTGGTTCGTAATGAATCAGGCTATGGCAAAACTATACCAAATTTCTCGACAAGAGAAACGACTTGAAAGTGAAATCAATATTCGTAACAAGGTTGCGACTTACACAGTTGACGCTCGATGGGCTAACTGTTCTAAGGAATGGAAAGGAACTTGGGGTAGTAAGGGAGACCTCGCTACTTACTCAAGTTAATTAGTTAATTAACCATAAAATATTATGAGTCAATTAACTAGAATCACACTCCCAAATGGAGCAATTGTAAATGACGGACAGAACTTTGTAGGTGCTGGCGCGTTGTTTACTACTGGCTCAGTTCTCTATGTTTGTTCAGTTAATGGTTCTGATGGAAACTCTGGGTTAGACCCAGCTGCTCCTTTAGCGACTATTCAACAAGCTAACACAAATGCTCAGGCAAACAAAGGATGGAAAGTAATCGTAATGCCAGGACATGCAGAAACTGTTACGGCTACTTCTCACACATTGAGTAAAGCAGGTGTATCATACATCTGTTTAGGTTCAGGACTCGACCGACCAACATTTACTTACGGAGCTGCTGCTGCAACCATCACGGTTTCAGGAGCTAACGTAGCTTTTATTGGTGGTCACTTCATTGCGAACTTCCTCAATGTTGCTGCTGCTTTCACAGTTGCTGCTGCTAAGGACTTCCAAGTTCTTAACAACACATTTGTTGACACATCATCAATCCTCAATTTCTTGAGTATTGTTGTGACTGGAGCAACAAACAATGCAGCTGACGGTCTTACATTTAGTCAAAACTATGTGTATGGTCTCGCTGCAACTGACGGTGCTGTTGTATCAGTACTCGGTAACCTTCTTAGACTTCAGATTACAGAAAATATCGTAGATAAGGCTGCTACAAATGACGCTGGTCACATGTTGACTATGAGTTCAAAAGTTTGTGGTGGTGTACGAATCCTTCGTAATAACCTTACAGTAGTAGGCTCATCTGGAGCAGCTGTAGGTGTATTCATGACAGGTTCTTCGACTACAAGTTCTGGACTTTGTGCGTTTAACACATGTAACTCTCTTGACACTACTGCCGCATTATTCTCTACGACTGGAACTAAAATTTCATTCCAAGAGAACTATATGTCAGGTGCTGTTGACGCTTCAGGAACATTGTTCCCTGCTGCAGACAACCCTGCTTAGTCTCAATTCGTTACTCTACAATTTCCATCTCACGGGAGGTGGAAATTACTAGAGTCATGAGCTCTAATAACAAATATGAAAATAATAAACCCAAGCAATAAAGCTATTGAAAATGTAAGAATCTTCGGAGTCTTATATTCAATTGAAGCTGAAGGAACACTTGAAAATGTCCCCGAAGCTCATGCACGATACTGGCAAGAACTCCATAAGTTTCTAGTACTACGAAAAGATAAACTAGAAGATGTAACAAAAGTTGAAACTAAACTCGAAATCCCAACACCTTTTTTTCCAGAAGTAAAGACTGAAGAGGTTGAGGAGATTGAAGAAGTTGTTGAAGAGGAAGAAGAGGTTGTTGAGGAAACTCCAGAAGTCGCTCCTGTAGTTATTAGTAACAAAGGTAAAGGTAAAGGTAAAAACAAATAATATGGGATTACAATATCCATCCACAATAACACGACCAGTATTTGGTTCTGTTGTTTTAGCGTATGGAGCAGACAAGACAACCATTCTTACTGCTACACGAACGTCAGTTACACTTGAGTCTACGTATCAATCAGAGTCTACAACGGTAGCAACTAAAACATTTAAGACATCTCACTATTCAAAATTGAATCTTGATGTATTGTATACAATGGGTGCTACTGAAACAGCTAACTCTATTGAAGTTCAATTTGAAGGAAGTCCAGATGGAATTAATTTCTATCGTATACCAAACGAAGTAGCAAGTGCAGGAACATCAACACTTACTGCTCGTGAGTTTACATTCGTTGGTACAAATGCAGCCGCTGCTACTATATCAATTGGTATCGACATCTTCTACGAGTACATGAGGATTTCTGCTAAGGAATCAGGCGTTGTAACAAATAAAGGAACAGCATTCGGACAAGTAACACTACTCGGTAAATAAACAAAAATGGAAGCATCATACGAACAAATCCTGCAACTAGAAAATGTACAAGCTCATCTAAAGGTTGTTCAGGGTAATATTCGTACTGCTAATGAGGAACTTGTTAATCTTAATAGTAAGATTTCAAGTGAAAGAGAATTGCTTAGGAACCTAAACAAAGAGAAAGAATTAATCTTAAATGAGTATTCTGATACAGTAAATCGTTACAAGAAGACAGACATTGTTGTTTACGGAAACAAAAAGAAGATTGGTCTTTTGGAAAGTACTATCGCCAACGCAAGTGAGGAGTATCAAAACTTATTGAAAGATACGAGCAAAGAACTCTCAAGAAAGGAGGCAAGTATATCAGAACTTAAGAACAACAAGAATGAACTTATTGATATTTATAGTACAATAATCCTTGACCTAAACAGTAAGATAATCTCACTTAATGAGATTGTAGATAGAAAAGAGAATGAGAAGATGGTAGCTTCTGAGGAAGCTCGTGAGATTGAATTAAAGGTTGACGCGTTAAAGAACGAGTACCAGAATATTAAAAACAACTTGGCTAAGTTTAAAGAAGAGTCGGACAAAGAGATAGCAAGAATCGCTATCGTTATCGAAGAAGAGAAAGACAAGATTAGAAACCCACTAGGACTACTTGGAAGGGAGGTTGAAAAACTTGAAGTACTTAAAAACGATTTGGCAATTATTAAAATGAGATTAACTCACCAATTCAAGAGGCAGAATCCAGACAAGTTGCTTCCAATTGAACTACAAGAAAAAGAATATGAACAAAAATAAAACTGAAATAATTAAAGCAATTGGAAAATGTATCGAGGATACATTTAATGAGTTGGATGAGGTAAACGAAGAGATATCTTCTGAGAAAAAGAAACTCGTAGCAATTACTGTTGAGTATGCAAATATCAACAACGCTATTCTTGAGCAAAAACGAAGTATTGAAAAAGAGACTAGTGAACTGAAACGAGAGAAGGATTCTTTTGCTGAAGAGAAAGCTGAGTTTAATATTGCTGTTAGCCGAAACAATGAAAGGAAGGCTTCTCTTGAGAATGAATTGGCTGAAAAGGTTAAGTCACGAGATATCGCTAAAAAGGAAATTGATTCATTATCTGAGAAACTCCAGTCACTATCTATTCAGGTAAAGGCAAAGCAAACACTAACAGAAGAACTAGAATCAATTAGCCGACTTGTTGTTGAAAAGACAGATGAATTGAAGAGAGTCAGTGGTGAGTACTCTGATAAGGTGAATAAGTACGAGGGTACAATAGCTTATGTAAAGAATGAGCTTGAGGAGATTACCAACGAGATAGAAAAGAAAAAGAACATAGTTCTCCCAACAATTGAGGCTCTCAACAAGAGAGAAAAAGACTTAGCTGACAAGGAAAATAATCTTAACATAATCATAGAGAGATATAAGAAATTGTATTCTGATAAAGGAGTAGGATTTAGAGTGTAGTTTATGAGTTTTTTTTATCCTCAAAATCCAGGAATAGGAGGACTTGATGAGCTAACGCCAGCAGAGGAGGTCTTCTTAACATCGCTTGCAGGACTCTCCTTTCAAAATGGGGATATTTTGTATTATAACAATAACTTGTTAAACACACTTCATCCAACAACGAATGGATATGTATTGACTCTTAGCGCAGGATTACCTGTATGGTCAGCATCCACAAGTGGTGTTACTACATTTCTTGCTCTTACTGATACTCCTTCATCTTATGCTGGTCAAGCTGGCAAAGGAGTACGTGTTAATGCAGGCGAGTCCGCTATAGAGTTTTTCACATTAGGTGGTGGAGGCGGCACACCCGCAGGCTCTAATGGTGAATTGCAGTACAACAACGGTGGTGCGTTCGGTGGAATGGCGGGGATTACATATGAAAATGTAAACGGAGCACTTATTCTCGACAACACCCTGAGTGCAAACGCTTTATTTCAAACAAGTGCAGGGGCAGGTGTAAGAAAAGGTTTAGTGGTACAAATAGGCGCGTCTTCTGACTCAAACGGTGCAGATATTTCACTATACGCAGGAGAAGGATTTACAAAAGGTGGTGATGTTTTAATTGAAAGTGGGAATACTCAGAATGGTGAAGCTGGGATTTTGTTTTTAAGAGCTGGTCTTTCAACAACAGGAGATGACGGTCTTGTAAAAGTACAGTCAGATAACAGTATTTATCTAACTGATATCTCACAAACAAAAGGACTCTATATTGATACTTTAAATACAGATAAGATATATGTTTTCCCAACAGTTGATGGGGTTGATGGAGATCTTATGGCAACAGATGGGGTTGGAAATATGTATTATCAAGATTCTAGGGCCTTCTTTCAATATCTGGGATCGTTGCGGGGATATGACACGGTATTTACATATGATGGAAGTGGTAACGTATCTTCGAAAATTTTTGGGGATATAAGTGTGACACTCACATATACTTATGATATAGATGGTAATCTTGAAATGATAGAAAGTAGTGCCCCCACATATACAAAAACATTTACATATGATGTGGATGGAAATGTCACAAACATAAATTACACATAGTGATATAATTACAAAAAAACATGGCAACATTCGCAATCACAACACCGGTAAACATCGACTCACTTGCAGCAAAAACAGGTGGTGATATTTACAACATAAACGGTGGGTACCTTACAATCGATCAAGACTCACGATATGGAACAAACCAAAATACAAGCGCTACACTTGGCGCCATTAACCTTTCCGCTACTCTTGGCGGGACGGTAGAGATAAATGCAACTTTGGTGCGCTTGATACCATACGATACAGGTACTGGCAACGTACCTGCTTCTAACACAACGATATCTCAAGGTGGAGCCTCTGGGCTTCTTATCGGGGTATATTCTGCCCTTAACGTTGCGCCAACAGCAGCAGGTGCGGCAATGCCGGCGGCAGGATATATAAAAATAAAGCAGTGGAACAGTATACCATATGCAGCAGGAGCACTTACTGGGATTGGTGCGAATGCTACTGGTGCAGATGTGCAAGGATGGATTGAAATTGTAGGAGATGAAGCCGGTCTTTGTACTGTAAATCGATTAAATCTATTTAAGATACAGGGTGCATATTATGAGATAGGTACAACAGATGGCGTTCGTGCAACGACCTATCAGATACCAAGCAATGGAACTCTTCAATATCATGCAGGTGTGGAAGTTGAAACGAGCGCGGGATCAGGAGTGTATGAATTTTATACATGCGCCGGTACGCTTGCTGCGCTTGCTGCAAATATAGCTACAGATGCAGTTCGGGGGAAAGTGTGTTGGATTTCTTCAGCAGGGCTTTTACGGTTCGGACATGACGGAACGAACTCTACGGGTGGATATATTGTGCCTACTGGCTGTAAAATACGTATTGCGAATGTGTTTTTGGCGAACTGTACTACTGCAGCGCGAACAGTAAACGTACTCCCGAATGCGACTTTGGCAACACGGTATGAGTTTGCAACCACCGGTGGAGGGGCGCTTGAAATAGATAAGGCAAGTATTGGATGGTACATGAATATCAATCAACCGTTCTCTGTTGATCTTACAAACACAGGTATACTCACCGCAGCTGTCTTTACAGAAATTGCGTCTCCTATTGCTTGGAATAATGTGAACGTAGGGCAAGAGGCAGCCAATACGCAAATTGCTTTGACTATAAACTTATCTTTTGCCGGAGGCACCATCCAAAATTCTATTTTTGCTCGTGCTGCTCAAGCTACTTCTGGTACATATGTCTCGTCTTTCACTGATATAAATGGTTTCGATTTCACAAATTGTACTTTCATGTCTTATATAAAGGCGGCAAATGCAACTTCAGGATCGATAAATGCCATACGTGCGGTGGATTGTACCTTCACAACAACTAAGCTTGGCGGAGGTAGAGCATTTCTTACAACGTGTACTGATATACCATTTACCACAACGACATACTGGGACCATCCGGCGACGACTACACCAACAGCAATACCGATGTATGCTTTTGATATAGGGGCAAATTGCTTAAATTGTACTTTTGACGGACTTACATTTGGGGGGCTTACTCTAGTGCAACCATATTCAGGTATTCTGAATGTTGGTGCTGCGGGATGTACAAATATAAAATTACGAAATTTAGGTACCTATGCCTCACCGCTCGATATGGGAAATGCTCGTAGAGACGGGCAAGCCTGGACTCGGGTAACAACCACGGCGACTGTTACAAGTACCGCACATGGCCTTAAGACGGGAGATATTATTTACGTGATCGTAAGCGATAGTGTTGCTGCGATTACTGTTTCAGCAAAGACTCTTTTGAGTGCACCAACTGCAAATACTTTCACTTTTACTTGTCTAAACGCCGGTGCTGCTTCAGGGACACTGAGTTATTATCCTACAATGGCGGCGACTCTTGTTGCGCTTGCGGCTTCTGCTGCTGCAAATACCGTGAAAGTACAGAGGTGCTATACACCGCACTTACGTACAAATGTAATTTCTGGGGATAACTCAAGTAAAAACGTAGTGCTCGAATCAGTGTTTGGGGACTATATAAATGCACCACTTACGCCGATGCTTAACCAATACACAAAGGCAATGGGTGCGACTTTACCACTCACGGCACAGACTTCAGTATATGGGACACATTGGTTTGACTATTACACAAATGAAGTTTCACCGAATACGACAACACAGGCTTGGACTCGTGTCACAACTACTGCGACAGTAACAAGTACTGATCATGGATTACGAACAGGTATGCTTATAAATGTAACTGTCTCAACAGACACAGCAGCGATTATTCTTGGAAACAAAACAGTCACTGTTTTAACAAAAGATACCTTCACATTTACGTGTTTAAATGCTGGTGCTGCATCCGGCAGTATTGACTATGCGCCTCTAAATGGAAGAATCGGAGTCTTAATGAATGAAGCCACTGCGGAAACCGCAAGTCAGTACACGTTTGACGCGGGAACACCAGCTTTTACCTCTGCTGGTGGTCTTATTATGGCAGTTGTCGGAGATCAAGTGACATTCAATACTCCTTACTTTGTGCTCGGTCATTTGAGCTTCCCTATTTCTGAAGTAATTATGTCTGGAGGCACCCTCACAAACTATTCACTTACATATGACATAGACACCGGAGCGGGGTATTCTGGTGTATTCAAGAATTTATCGTATCGAAGAGCAGGCGGTGGTGGGTCAAACGGAAGCACAACAGTTACTATGACGGACACTACGGGGGTAAATGTAAATGACTATGTTTTTGGTACCAATGTAGGACCAAACGCTAAAGTAGTTTCGGTTGATAGCGCCACTGATATTACGGTAGACAATGCAAATATTGGCGCTGTATCGGGGATATTAAGATTTAACGCATTGCCAAATGAAGCAACACTACCGGCTACAGGCTTCAGACTACAGCTTAGAATACTCACTGAGGTTGCAAATGCGACAGCTATTACTTCAGTGTATTCATTTATATTGAGTGATGCGACAACACGAGCGTATCAGTATCCACTTGACCCAGTAGATGCGACATTTAGTTTTTCAGGGCTTGAAATTGGGACAGAAGTTGTACTCTTCGACAGTACAAACGCAGAACTAAAACGAGAAGTTATTGCGGGGACGACATTTGAGTATGATTATACTTGGACTGGAACCGATAGCACAGGTAACTATGCGCTTATTTGGAAAGACGACAAAGTAGCAATAAAGTTTACAGGTATTACGCTAGGTAATACGAATGTGGACGTACCGATTTCTCAACAAGAAGACTTAGTGTACGTTGCTGGATCAGTAGATAACGTTGATGTTGACTTCACAAATAGCCTCAT